ATCATTTCAAAGTTCCCCTAACGAATTAGAATTAGCCCACGAACCAGCTAGTGCCATTGCTGAACACTGGAACTTGGTTTGAACCACCACCAGCAGCGGCAGCGTTGAAGGTTGTTGTGTTGCAGTTCGTAATGAACGCACGCGCACCAGCATTGCCAACAGCATTGGGCAACTGGTCAAAGCGCACAGGCGTTGTCTGCACCGACGAACAAGTGACAGCGCCAAAGTTTACCTGAATGTATTCAATAAACGTTGTGACAGAGCAACGACGAGCGTCACCTTGGTTGGTTACGAACAGCGGTAACTGATCTCCACCGGAGACCTGTGTTACGGTTGGAAGCTGATTAATTGTAGGCATTGTTTAACTCCATTCAAATGGGCCATCAGGCCCTGCATTTAGAGGATCGTAAGGAATCCGAACGAAAGGATTATCCCAGCGCCAAGGCTTGTTGCCCTGACCTAATGGCATTGTTGATGGAAGTTGTTGTTCAAGCGGGAATGTAGCGCGTTGCAGCAATACATTGTAAGCGCCCTTAGCCGATACCTTCGTGTCAGGAGATACCGCCTTGCCGTAGCCAGGGGCAATCCGAATGGCTAGGTTGGTGATGATAGCTTCCCATGCGCTGTCAGGCACATTGGTTTCTGTATCTAGGTCGCTGTCTTGTGGGCTGCTTGGCATTGCATAGCCAAGACGGATGCCAGCAGCATTCCATTCAGCAATCATGGAATCTAAACGGCGCAAAGCAGCCTCTAGCTGTTCAGGCTGAAGGTCAAATACGTAATCTGCCATGCCAATTTCTTCAAAGGCTGACGTTACGAACTGGCGCTTTGTGTAACCCATTTAAACCTCCAAGTTCAATGCGCTGCCTTATATCAGAAAATAACGCATTAAACGAATAACTATTTCTTCTTCGCCTTAACTGGCTTTGCAGTCTTTGCAGACGCAATGAAGGCAGCTTTTGTCGGCGCACCCTTGCTGCCAACTTTCCGCATACGCTCTGGTGTTTTGCCAGCAGCCTTCTGCGCCTTGATGCGCTTACGCTTCGCATTGATATTTGCGTACAGGCCCATCTTCATTTCTTTGCCTTCCGCTTAGGAGCCTTCGATGGCTTGCCTGCTTTCATTGCGGCTTCGCGTGCTACATTGAGCGCAATGGCGATGGCTTGCTTTTTAGGGCGACCAGCTTTTTCTTCCATCTTGATATTCTTGCCGATGCTTGCGCGGCTAAAACCTTTTTTCAATGGCATTGGTTCTCTCCTTAAAGGAAAGAGGGGGAAGCCGAAGCCTCCCCCATCTCTATTATACTTGGTTGAAAAGCAGGATGCCTGCCATTTCTGGGTTCGTCATTACCACACCATACAGTGTGTCCAGCGTGTAAAGCGTCTGGAAGGTCAGTGGATCGAACTTCTTGGTCATGACCAATTCGATGCCCTGATCTGTAGCAGCACGAAGAACGTCAACGCCAGCGCCATCTGGAACAGCATAACGACCTGGGAGGAGTTCAATCGAATCCTTGCGCCAGAACGGGTTGATGTTCGATGCAGTGGTGTTGAGGAAGTTCAACGATGCAGTTGCCGAAGTCGATGCAACCTCAACGTTCTGATACTGAAGTTCAGCATCAGTTGGTGACGAGTTAGCGCCGATGATTGGCGGACTGATAACCATCGAAGTGCCATCAACAATTTCGATAACGCGGAAGGTCTTCAACTGACCTGTGCTGCGCTTCGTGATGTGATGAACAGCTTCGATACCAGTGATCGTGAACGCATCGCCAGCAAGAATGCCAGTTGTCGAGGAGACAGTGACAGTCTGATAGCGGTTGTCTACGTTCAGAACGCCACCAACGTTGGTAACAGTTGCCTTTGGAACGTAACGAACTTGTGCGCCGTTGGTTGCAATCGTGCGTGTTGCCGAGTTTGCATTGCAACGGTTAGCGTAATCAAGCTTGTAGGTTTCAAAGCCAGCTACTGGGCCAACATACGAACGCTCATACGCGTTTGCAGACTTGTTGCCAGTGAACGAACGAGTTGCGATCGCCAAGTTACCAGCCATGCCGTTGTAATCGCGGCTCGACAAAGCGAGGTAACGATCTTCAGCCATAACGCCCTGTTCGTTCATGATGCTGTCGCAAAGCGCGATGTCATCATAATCGCCAGCAGCAGTTGCTACGTCAACAACAAGCGTACCCTGAGCAGCAGCCAAATCCATAACGGAAAGGTTGATGTCCGAAGCAAGTTTCTGCTTTGCAGCAGCGCCCAAACGATCTTCTTGCAATGCGTCACGAAGTTCCAAAGCATTCATTTCCCATGCCGAGCAAGGGCTGAAGCCCAAGGTCGAAGGAACAGAAAGCTGGGTCATCGTCGAAACACTAGAAGCAATCGAGCTGCCGATGGTACGTGTGAACGACTGAGCGATGTATGGTTGCGGACGCCACATGGTGTCACGAGCGCGTTCCATAGTTACGCCGTTGGTGTTGTAGATGTTGATGTTCTTTGACAGAATCAAAGCATCGTTGAAGCCTTCAAGAATGTTCTCAAAGGCAACAATTTCTTCTTTTGAAAAAGCGTTAGCCATTATATTAACTCCAGAATTTAGGTTTTCTTATTACGACGCTTATACTCCATGACCTTTGACAAGTCTCCGGTCTTCAGAGCTTCAGCGCGTAAGCGTTCAAGTTGTGAATCAATGGAACCAGACACACGCCCACCGCTTGTGGTGATTGTACGTTCTGGCGAGGTTGATGCCCTACGGTTTGTTACTTTCAACTGAGTCTCCAGTTTTGCTACCGCAAAGGCAAACTTTACGGGGTCGGTGATTGCTGCAAGTTCCTTAGCTCGCTTAGTGCTTTTGCCAATTGCGTAGATAAGCAAAGCAGGGTTGTCAGAGCCTTGTAGAACTATCCCTTGTTGCGTGACGTTGAACGTATCTAAAGCCGTTGCTTCAGCTTCGTCATAGTCACGCACCTTTAACGAAGATTTTGCCTTCGCATAGGAATCAAGCTTGTTCTGCCACGCCTTAGCTTCAGCGTCTTGCTGGGCTTTAGCATTGGCTTCGGCTGCATCGTATTCGCGTTTCTGCTCATACCAGTCAGCAAGCTTTTGTTCGTACTCGTCGGAATCATAATCGCAATTCTCAAGCGTTGGCTTTGCTACTAGTGCAACTGGTTTGGTCTCAGTTGCTGTGGTACTTAGCTTTGCTTCTAGTTCGCGTATCTTCCGCTCTTTTTCCCGATTTGATTTACGCAATTCACGCACCCAAGCAGGCGCACGAACTTCTTCATCTTGAGGTGGCGATTCCTCTCCGATAGATATTACGACTTCATCTTCGTCATCTTCTTCCTCATCATCATCCAGGTCGATGGAATTGGTCTCATCTTCTGCTTGGTCATTGATGTCTGTGTCGATGTCGATTGTTTCGATGTTGTCGTTATCCAGTTCTGCCGTTTTCATGTTTTAACCCCATTAACTCACCCAAATTGTGTGGAGGGTGGAACCACATTCGTACTGGGTCGCAATGCTTCCCCAATCTTTTCAGCAGTCTCAATAGCCGACTTGCGCTGGTCAATGTCGATGTTTGAGATAGTCTCTGCTGTCTTAGCACGGGTTTCTTCCGATCGTGCCAAGGTATATTCAGTGTTAGCTTGTGCTTGGATAGCCTGAGCCTGTGACTTAGCGGCTTCGGCAAGCAAGTAAGCGGATTGCGGATCAGGCTGCACGTTTGCTTGTGCTTCCATCATCTGCTGTTGTTCTTCTTCCGTTGGCTGCAATACGCCCATCTGGACTAGCTGCTTGCGGAAGTATTCCTTGATGTCGCCAATGCCTTCGCCTTCCATGTTCATGATAGCCATAGCTTGCAGAACCTGTTGGGTTGTCGGGTCGGTGGTAACTGCCATCATGCCTGTAAGCGCACGGACTGTAGCGTCACGGCGACTGCTCGACGATGGGCCAACGTCTACTGCAACGTCAAACAAGGCATCGCCCAAGTTGTTTTCGTAAATCAGTTCGCCTGTTTCTTCGTCGATCTGTGGCTTCATCAGTTCAATCGAACCAACTTCTTCCATAGCGCCAATAGTCTTCATCTTGCGCTTTTCTTCAACGTAGATGTCTTTCGACATTGACAGCCATATCTCACCACAGCGCCGCACAGCCTTCGCCATGTTGCTCATGTAGATGAACGTCTGCATATCCAAGCGGGTCTGGATAAGCTCAACAGCCTTGCCGCTGATGCCGCTGACCATCTTGTCAGCTTGCTGGTTGTTACCCAGTATCTCAGCCATGTCTTGCTCAGTGATTTGAAGCAGTGCTGCCATCGCTGGCGGAATCTGTGCAGACTTGGTGTAAGCAACTGGGCCAGACGCTTGAGTCTCGCCATTTGGCCCTGTGATTGGATTGACTAGCAGGTAAGGATAGTTGCGTAGGTTATCCTCTGCCCACATGACCTGATGGCCTGAGACTTGCTCTGGAACCAAGATAGGCTTTTCAATGGATGAAAGCGCACTGATCTCACCCAGCTTCGATAGCTGCATATTCTTCAGGCGCTGCGGGTCTTTGGCAAGGCGCACATGGCCCATGCAACGCTCAACGTTATCAACGAACCAACGCTTGCCATAGACAGGAACGATCGGAATATTCTTGCCAGCGATGTAGCCTTGGTCTTCAAGGATGCCGCCACCGCTCATGATATACTTACGGACGCGCTTCCGTTTAATACGCTTCTGGCGTACTTCTACCGTTCCAACAGCAGCCAGAGTTTCCTCTAGCGTTTCGTCTGCGTCAAAGTCTGCTTGCGTGTAGCGTTCTTCTTCGCCTTGGATTGTCAGGAAGATTCGGACAGTCTCGCGGGTTTCCTCAACGCGGTAATACTCAGCCACGAACACAATGTCAGGCGTGTCCCAATCAAACTCATACTGGTGAATGATTTTGGGCCAGGTCGTTGGGTCATCATTCCATTCAGCTTTGTAAGCCTCATAGGTCATAGAATACAGAACGAAGCAATACTTAGCGTCGGCCTTGTCCTGGCGTTTTGCATCGATGTCAAAGAACACAGAGCTATCAGCGTCATAGATTGGTTCTATGCGGATGCGCTGGCGTTCGTCCTCATCGT